GTGTATATGCGGTTGGCCATATCAACAAGCAATCTACCGGACAATTAAAAACTTTCCGTATTCTTGCAATCAACGGTGGTAACTGGACAATTTCGCCTGCAATCGTTCCTGCAGATGGCATCGCAGCAGCTCAAAAAGCTTATGCAAACGTGACTACTGGTGCGGCAGCAGATGCAGCAATTACCATCCTGAACAAAAAGACCTCTGCGGCCAGCGTGTTCTATGAAAAATCAGCGATTGAAATTGTGCATGCTGACTTCAATACTGAGCCGTTTGAAGCTTCAGGCAAGCGTGTTCGTAAAGCGACCACTGATAGCGGCATTCAGATTGTGATGCTGTCCGATTCCAACGTCGACACATTAGCGGCTAACTACCGTTTATTCGTATGGGCGAACGTGGAAGTGCTTAACCCTGAATTGGCTGGCATCATGCTAGAAAATCAGACCTAAAACAAAACCATGACGACAAATGCCCGCTATATGCGGGCGTCGTCATTTTTGGAGTAGTGAAAATGTCGAATTATCCAAAAATGCTCTACAAGGGCGATAAGATCAAATACGAATACCAAACCGCATCGAATGAAGAATCAGAAAAAGAGTTACTTGATTCTGGTTGGGTGGTTTTTGGTGAATTGCCTGAACGTGAACCAGTGACTGGCGGCTCAGTTTCTGAAATTGATTCATCTGCATTTGTACCAGTTGAACAATTTGATGCGCTAGGTGAAGAAAACACCAAGCTTAAAGAAGAACTGGTCGAAGCCCTTAAGGAAAACCAAGAGCTACGCAAACAGATCCGCTTCAAGGGACTGGAAGATAAGCCGGCGGATGAGCTTAAAGCCATTCTTGATAAAGCTGAAGTTAAATACAAAGCCAATGCTGGAAAGCCTGAATTAGCTCAGTTGGTGCTGGATCATGAGTCTAAGGAATCAAAAGAATAAGCTTATAAGGCCATCGGTATGATCAGTAATAACTATGTGCCTGAGTGGCATATCTCACCTTTTGGACACTCAAAATACACTCTAGTCCGCAATCAAGATCAATTTGATCTGCTGTTTGATGATATGAGTGACACACAAGAGTTTATGCATTTGGGTACTGGTGCTCAGGTTGATTATTACGGTGGTGGTAAGCATTGCATTGTTCAGCTTGGTGATTGTAGCGAAAGAACATTGATTGAAGTTCATGGGCTTTTGCTGCATGAAGCTGTGCATATCTGGCAGCGAATTAAAAAGCTTATGCGCGAGAAAAAACCAAGTGTTGAATTTGAAGCATATTCAATTCAGTGCATAGCTCAGGACTTATTCAGCATGTTTAAAGAAAGTGAGGTGCCAGATGTCCTGGACAAAAAGACAGATTGTTGAGCAGGCTCTTGAGGAACTAGGACTTGCATCTTATGTGTTTGACATGCAGCCGGAGCAGGTGGAAAGCGCAAAGCTCAAGCTCGACACCATGATGGGCCTATGGGATGCCAAGGATATCCGCTTTGGTTATCCATTGGGCTCAAGTGCCAAGAGTGGCGATCTGGATGAAGATACTCATATTCCAGATTACGCAATTGAAGCAGTTCGCTTAAATCTGGCGATTCGGCTGGCCGGCTCTTTTGGCAAGGCTGTGCCGATTGAGTTAAAAGCCATGGCAAAGGATGCATTTGAAACAATTCAATTAGCCATGCTTAGCAACCCACCAAGAGTTCGACTTGATCCATCATTGCCGCGTGGTGCTGGTCACAAAGGTGATTGTCTGCCATTCATCGAAAAGATGCCAACTAAAACAGTATTTACTCCCGACACATCAGTGAGTTTTTCCAATGAATAAACGATTAAATATTACGGATCGTATTGGTCCAAATGATTCAGTTGTGATCTGGAGTGCAAACAATCAGGATTATCGTGGTGCGCCAGTTGATTTATTGATTGAGAAAATTCAGGAAAGTATCAAAAAAGTTGATTACCCGCCAATCAATATTCAGCACTTTAACCCAAATGCAGATTTTACGCTGGATATAGAAAATCACGAAGTTGGTACATACTTGATTCTCAATCCATCTTTAAGTATCGCCACTGGATCAATCAAAATGCCTGAGCGTTACGACGTTACAGATGGTCAGGTTTTACTGGTTGCTTGTGCTCAACAGGTGAATAACTTCTCAGTCGATGGAAATAATGCGCTTGTCATTGGTGCGCCAAACGCCTTGGCAGCAAATGGTTTCTTTAAATTGAAGTACGACAAGCTCTCAAATACTTGGTATCGAGTGGGGTAAATATGCAAATCCCTATTTTGGATGGAATCTATACTGACAATAACTCTGATTTTCGCACAGCTTACCCTGTCAACCTGATTCCAGTACCAAAAGGGCAGGGGATTTCAGCAGGATATTTAAGACCAGCCGAGGGCATTAACCATGTTGCTGATCTGCCTGGTGTAGATCGCGGTGGTATTGTTTGGCATGGTGAGCATTACCGGGTGTGCGGCACCAAGTTTGTAAAAATCTCAGCATCCGGGCAGGTTATCGAGCTGGGTGATGTGCAATCCGGCGGCCCGTGTTCATTTGACTACTCATTTGATTATCTGGCCATTAATGCAGGCACATCGCTATATCTGTATAGCGGCACGTTAAAACAGGTCACTGACTCAAATCTAGGGGTTGTGCATGACGTAATCTGGATTGATGGTTACTTCATGACAAGTGATAGCAATAATATTGTAGTCACCGAATTGAACAATCCATTTGAAGTAAACCCATTAAAATACGGTTCTTCCGAAGTTGACCCTGATCCTATTGTTGGCTTAATTAAGCTTCGAAATGAAGTATATGTGCTGAACCGCCATACCATTGAAGTGTTTGATAACGTTGGTGGTGAGTTCTTCCCATTCCAGCGTATTGATGGTGCTCAGGTTATGAAAGGCGCGATCAGCAGAAAAGCATGCTGTGTCTACATGGATGCAATTGCCATGCTGGGCGGTGGTCGGAATGAAGCAGTTAGTATTTATATTGCAGCGGCTGGATCAACCCAAAAGATTGCAACGCGTGAAATAGAGCAGATTCTTTCTGGTTATACAGAATCTCAGCTCACGAATTCACAGTTAGAGTCGCGTCAGATTGAGGGTCATTCATGGCTTTATATTCATTTACCAGATCAAACACTGGTTTATGATGCCACAGCCTCACAAGCTACCGAGCAATCCACATGGTTCATTTTAAATAGCGGCAATGGCTACACAGCCAGAAATATGACCTATGCGCATAACCAGTGGTTTGTAGGTCACACTTCAGAGCCAAAACTAGGTGTTCTTACAGATGAATCGGGCGAGCATTGGGGTGATGAAATTGAATGGCAGTTTGGTACAGCGATTGTCTATAACAATTCTACCGGCGCCATCTTCCATCAACTCGAATTGGTGGCTTTAACTGGTCGCAATGCTTTCAATAAAGAATCCAGAATCTACACACAATACTCAGTAGATGGTATTGAGTGGTCCATGCCTAAGTTTATTGGTGTGGGTAAGCGTGGAGAGCGCACAAAGCGCCTTGTGTGGTTCCAGCAAGGTTATATGCAAAACTGGCGCATACAGCGATTTACAGGCACATCAGCAGCACGCTTATCAGTTGCAAGACTAGAGGCAAAAATAGAGCCACTGGGGGTTTAAATGCTAGTTAGACCTAAAAAACCAAGCCGTGAAGAACTCGCCAAGATCTTTAAAGACCCGAGAACACTTAAAGCCTTTGAGCAGGTTTTTGAAGTTATACCGAGTGAGTTCAATCGACAAGATGGAAGCCTAGACGAAATTCAATTTCAGGTCGAGAGTGCAGCCACTCAGGCCGCATTAGCAATCGCTTTGATTCAAGCGATAGAAGCTTTAGCAGAAGTCAAAGCAATGGAGCCAGTGCATCAGTGCAACTGCCAACATGACGAATTAACACCGCGTTATGAGCATGTCACAACCGATCATATCGAGCCTACCCATATTCACCACCATGAAATCTCAACATTGGAGATAGTTTAATGGCTGTCAAAGTTAAATGTATTATTCCTTCTAAACAATTAGAAGCAGCACAAACAAATCAATATATTGCCGCCAATGCTAAAACCATGATTGATAAGGTTACGGTCACCAATACGACAGCAGCAGCCGTGACATTCAGTTGTAATGTTGTGCCTTCGGGTGGTGCGGTTAGTGATGCCAACGCACTTATTAAAGATAAATC